AAGAATCTTGTTCTTGATTTCTAGTTGACGCTTTTCTCTTTGAATACGGCGAAGGAAAGCGTAGTGAATGATTTGTGTGAAGTATGCAAAGGGGTTCTGTGACTTCTCTGGATTGAAGTTGTGAATGTATTGAACACAGTTCTCAATCCCATCAGAAATCATATCCTCCTTAAACATGTAGTTCACGAAGTTTGGTTTGAATGACAGGTGATTAGCAATCTTCAGGAAACACTCTCCGATGTAGCGAGGAATAGGAGGTTTAGTGTCCCATGACTTTGCTCTATCTTCTTTAGCAGGTTCTCTACCGTATTTCTGAATGAAGGTGATTTCAACATCTTCACGATATTTAATCAGTGCAGCAAGAAACTCTTTGTTGTTAACATAATGCTCTGACCTCTTTCTTTTGGTCATAACCGCTGTTGTTATCATAAGTTTTCATCATTATTATGTATAGATTATACCATTTACACAAATACTTGACAAGGTATCAAATACTCAGTAGAATACCTTTGTTAGGGTTGATAGGACAGCTTTAGCTACTCTTAAATATCTTCTCTAAGATCTCTTTAGCATCATTAACATTCGAAAGATAACCCATTCTACGACTTAGTTTAGCTTGGTTATTATTTTCTTTATCTTTTTGTCTAACGAATGTTTGATACATTGTTATCATTTCAATATCAGATGATTCAGTCATAGTGAGAACATCTTGTAGATTTATAATTAATAAATCTTCTGTTGTAGTTTTTAACCAGGGTTCTAATTTATATCCAACTGTACCACCTCTACCTTTAACTTCAGAAACTATAATTGGATTTGATACTAATAATAGTGTCCTATCATCTTCTTCTGTAGCAGATACTTTGCAGAATATCTCTTCACCTGTTTTTAGTTTGAGTGTACAATAGAAATCATCTTCCATAAGTTTATTATTTTTTAAGTTGAATTGTAATTATTTCATAGTTAAAGTTCTCTTCATTATAGATTTTAATTCTTTCAATGAGATGATTTAAAGTATAGTTTCGTCTTGTTTTAGTTGAACAATCATCAGAGATGTCATAGAGGACTGCTTTAGTTTTATCTTTTCCTTTTCTAAGTACTCTTCCAATTGATTGTAAATTTCTAACTCTTGATTTACTGGGTGATGCAAAGATAACGTTATGGAGATTTTTAATATTAATACCTGTAGAAAAAGTTCCATAAGAAGCAACGATAATTGCGTTGTTTTCTCTTTCTGTAATTTCTCTTACAAGTTCTCTTTCTTCGGCATCTACGCCACCATGAACAAAGAATGATTTACGATCATTTTGCTTTCTAGTATTTATTAGATCGTAAAGAACCGCTCCATGTGCTTCTACTCTACTGAATAGCACAAGAGTGTTTCCTTTCAAATCTATTGTCAGATTAGTAATAAATTTATTTCGTTGTTCGTGACTGATTAAATACTGTATCTCATCTTCATAAGTTTCAAACTTTTGTGGTGGGTGTTTAAGAACAAGACACTGAATATCAAGTTGAGAAAGATGTCCTTGTCTCATCAATTCATCAGTTCTTGTGACCTTGTATGATGGTCCAAACAGTCCTTCTAAGACCCATTTATGCGTCTGTGTGCCGTCTAAAGTACCTGTGAACCCAAAACGATACTTAGCATGATGAAGTTTAGTCATAATCTCAATGAGTGATTTACTCTTGAAAAGATGTGCTTCGTCGCCTATAATACAACCATAGTCTTCAAAGAATGAACGCTCTAGTTTATATACTGATTGCCAGGTTGTAATCGTTACAGGTGCTTCATTACTCTTCTCCCTACCAGAATAGATACGGTGGCAATATGAGTCAGCATCCCAACCATAATCCAAAAAGTCCTTGTACATCTGCTCTACAAGAGATGTCGTCGGAACAACTAGAAGAATTTTTTCGCCTTTATCCACATAGTATCTTACGAGGGAATAAATCATTAGTGATTTGCCGCTCGCTGTGGGGCTTATCAATAGTTTTCTATTATGCTTTAGGGCACCATATACTCCCTCAATCTGGTATTTCCTGGGAGTATGAGCACAAATGGAATGCATATAATCCTTGACACCTTCGAAAGATATTTGTTCATTCTCCTCATATGGAGTGCCGTAGAACTTATTATCTTCGAACTTATATGTGTATCCGTATTGCTCACAGAAATTGACAATCTTATCTAAGAGACCCACATAAATCTGCTTGGATCTCATATCATATAAATGAATTTCCCCGTTCCAGTTTCTCCTTCTATACTGAGGCATGAACTTCATATTTGGAACTTCGAATTTGAAGTGATCCCTTAGTTCATACTCAATATGGGGTTCTGTTTGTATTTTTAAAAATACTTCGTTAGATTTGGATATAATAAGATTTGCTGTAGTATTAATCACATGAATCCATTCATCTAGGGGTATTTATCTACCCCATACCAGACATAAATCTTTGATATTCAATTGCATTTTTAATCTGATAAGTTCTGTTTTGAACCATTTTAAGAATGCTTTCAATATAAACAAGCATCGTATCGTAGTAATCAATCTTTAAACAGACGGTAGATAGTTTCTCATCAGCATCAAGATACTTTTGCATTGTATCTTTGTCGCGAATCTTTTTGGGGAATGGATTTTCAATGTATACCTCAGGATCTGCTTTGCCTGAGAAGTATTCATACCGCTCGTGTCGGATATTTCTTTTCTGTTGTTCTGCTTTCTTTCTTAAAAGGAATATGGTATTATAAAGTTCAAAATATTTTGCATGAAGTGCTGGAATATTTAAAGATTCTGTATGCAAATTGTCTGGATCTATTTTTGAATCTTTTTCCCACATTTCTTGAATCTTATCAAGATCGATCATAAAGGTTTGCCATTCAAATCGGTTATATTGTAAATAGTATACTTGAAAACTGCTTCTGCTGTAAAGTATTGAATATCAGTATCTGTAGCATCAAAATTCAACGATGTCAAACTGTATGGGAATAAATCTTTAAAAACGACTTTAAAGTTTGCTGACTGACTGCTGTTCAAAACAGTTAAAGTTCCGTCAGAATATATGTCCATCAAACGGGAATCTTTTGTGTCAACCTTTTTCCTCTCCGTTTGTAAATCATAAATTTCCTGTAATGATTCTGGATATCCAAGACCACGAATCCAGTTTTGTATCTCAACATAATTGGACAAATCTTCATCAACAATAAATCTAAGAGTTAAATCTTCAAATACAATCTTATCTCCTGGAATATCAATATCTTTCAGATATGTTGGTTGAACCGCAACACCTAAAGTAAGACTTGGGATATTGATAGAATTTCCAAAGAAAGCAACTTTTGGTGCTCTATTCAAAGTAAATTTAAAACCAGTTGGAGATAGAAAGTTTCTATTCTGTATTTGGTTTTGAAATATGTTTGATGTTGCCATTTTTCTAATTATTTAGATAAAAAAAGGGTGCCTTTCGGCACCCCCAGAAAACTCTTGTGAGTATGAATCACATGAGGTTCTTGACTGCAACGCGACGATAGTAGCGGTTTGCATTGACCTTGAGGCGACCCAGACCTTGGTCGGTTCCTTCTGCGAATGGGTTAGCAACCAGACCATAGCGGGTCTTGAAGCCAATCTTGGGCTGGAAGGAGTTCTCTCCAACGGCACGAACCATCTGGAGGGGAACATATGGGCAATAGAACAGACCTGCGTCATAAGGTGAAGAACCCTTATAACCAACAACGTAGTACTGGTTGCCAGGAGTTGCGTTACCCGAAGTCAGGTTAGCAGCATAAGGATCGATATAAACACGATACTTACCTTGCAGAACACCAGCGAAGGTGTTACCAGTGTCATCAACGTTCAGGTTAGCGTTGAGTGCAGGGGTGTAATCGAGAACACCAGCCATGGTCAGTGCTGAAGCAACGTCAGCAGAGCACAGGATGATGTTGCCCTTTCCGCGACGAGTTCTTTGTGCGATTGCGTTAGCGTCGCGCTCGATTTGGAACAGGAGACCCTTGAACTTCTCAACAGACCAACGACCGTTTGAATCAACGTCGAGGTCAAATACACCAGGGGTAGCAACGTTCTGAACAGCACCCTGCTCAGCAACCTTGTAGATGGTGCGGATAACTTCGCGGTTGATTTCAGCAAGAATCTCAGTTGACAGGATGTTTGCCAACTCAGCTTCTGCATTCAGACCGTGGATTGCCTTCAGGTCTTGTGCAAGCTCAAGGCTGTATTCTGCCTTCAGTGCGCGTGACTTAGCGGTAACGGTGACTTTCTCGATCGAGAATGCCATCTGGTTGAAGGCATTTGCGCCATCACCATCAAGTGCTTCAGCGTCGCCAGTAGGCATACCCTGACCGACATTATATGCGGTAGAGGTTGCAGTACCAACAGGGTTCAGAACTGAAGGGTTAGAACCAGCCTGAGTGGTAGTACCGATACCAGCAACAGCATCAGAGAATTCGCGGTCGATGTTGGTGTTGAAACCAGCGTCGGTTCCGGAGAATACGGTG